CCCGAAGGATTTGAACCAAAGAATTGGATCAAATCTCCATTGAAATTCTGATATGAGAAAGCTACATCATATGCCAAACATTTCATGATTTGCAGATCTTTGTCGGTGAAATTTCCACTCCTTTTACAGAGGGATATGATAATCTTAAACGCAGCTAGTATGAATACTGCTGACATTTTCTTATCAAATTTCGCGAAATCACCCGCGACCATTCTATCTTCTCCAAATTTCGTTAAGTATTCGTACAAATGTTCCCAGGAAGAGCATTGGGCAATTAAGCCTGGTGCTCCTTCAAAAGTAAATTTGTTAGACTGCATTAATCGAATAAAGGAGAGATAGTGGATACGCGCGATGATAAGCCAAGGAAAACTGGCTCCAGCAAATACACGAGTTTTACCAATGTCTCGCTTTGCATAAGTCACAGGTTCATCTTTCAAATGACCACTGAAGACAGGTGCGGCAGGTTGATTGTTGGCTAGTCTTTCATTCATTTCATCCATAAGATCACGAATTTCTTTAGTAATCTCCACAGGATGATCTAAATCATGCGCTGGAGGTATACTTTCAAGATAGTATCTTTTGGATTTATTGTATGGGAAACCAGATGATGTGTTTGTCACAATCTTGTCAACATACTGCACTCCTGCAGCGCCATTGACAGCTGTAAATTCATCATACTTGTGTAACATGTCAAGATCTTCTGAACTCAATGAGTCAAGAACATCTTGTATCATATTGTCAGTACAATCATCGAGAATTTGCGTGTCAATATTTGTTGGTATATTCAAAGAATCCAATAAAGCATTGCGCCAACAACGATAATCAAAAGCAGGTTGAGTGAATTTAATCTTGTAGCCATTCATAAGCATACTTTCAACCATTAGTGTTTCAGTAACACGCGTTTTGTGTTTTGCACGATGTCCAGCAAATGAACCAAAAACTCGGGCATGACCAACTTTGATATATCGAACGGCAGATTTACGGTGTAGTGAAACTAATTTGTGTTCAATTTCTCCTGATTGTAAAATAGGAGCAATTGCATCAACAAAATAATCATTACCAAAATTCTTTATTTTTTCAATATCTTTAGTGGTTATTGCCAAATTCATGACTTTATCACCTTTTCCACTCATGTGGAAACCAAGTAGGACGTATCCAATTTCTGATCTCATCAAAAGAAGTGTACCACAATCCCCGTTTTTCGAGGGTTGAGCTACAAAACCTGTCCAAAGGTCAGTGGGTGTTTCCAATCCACCAATAAGACAATTTTGTTCAAGTTTAATATTATCCACATTGTATGTGACAATACTACCATCACTTTCACGTCTTATGGCAGTTCCATGCGCATTTGCACGGAATTCTGGAGTTGGAAAGTATCCAGATAGATCTTTCTTGGGGGGTAAGTTGCGAATGATGATGGCACACAAATCCTTGTTAGGAAAACGATAAATATCTCGTTCAGACAATAAAATCTCAAGATTGGTTGTGACACCATCTCTAGATGATTGTTGATATATTTTCATTTTCAATTGAGGACTATTTGGAATAGCATGACTATTAACAATGTAGACTTGACCACCAATACAAAAACCTTTTGTAGGTCTGTGTGTGGCAGCATCAATCTCAGTCTCAATAGCGATACAATTTCCTGATAGCATTTCAATCATTTTTCCAAGATCTAGACCTTTAGAAGAGGCAACTTTCCTACCATAATCTAAGATACATGTCTGATAATCATCAGAGTACCATGGATTGGTAAGAGTTGCACCTTCATCAGGTTTTGGTTTGTGACCTTCAGATGAATCTTGTGATTGTAAATTCTGGAACATTGAAAAATATTGCCATGATTTGTATGAGACTACAGCGCCTGCTGCAATCAATGCCAACATTTTGGGAGGATTGAATGATTCGTAGGCTTGTCTTCCAGCTCGACGCAA